TACAGACGTGACCCCACCGCCCCCGTGTCACGTCTGTACCTGATTCAGAAAACAAGGGGAATCTTCAAGCGTCAGTCTCGGAGCTTCATGGTCATCAGGTCTCTGGCAGCCGGGATCAACGGGAACACCACGGCTGGGCGCTATATCCGTCGCCTGGCCCGCTCTCAGTACCGGACCCTTGAGGACACCGTTGATGTGCTGGTGGACCTGGGTGAACCGGCCCCCTCGTTGCCGCCCCAGATCTGATGGCCGGATCAACGAGGAAGCAAGGCGAAAAGCCCATAGAAGGCCATCTGGCAGATCTCGGATCTGATCCTGGTACATTGTCCGACCGGGACCGCCAGCAGATTGCTCTGCTTGTACACCGTGTTCTGACCGAACGGGTCGGTATTCTGATTAAGAAGAGCGATGGTCTGCATTTTCGTGACTACCGAACCCGCAACAGTAAAAGGCTGAGTACGATCCTGGCTGAGATCGCTCTCGACATGATTAATGAGAGTCGGAAAGATGATCTAGTGAAGGTGCTAGTACGCCTGGAGGAAAAGGGTGTGATCATTCGGGGACCGAACTTCAATTCGCACAGATAAGCTACACCAGCGACGCCTGGAGGAACTGGCTCAAGCTCGCCAGGTCCAGCGTCAGCCGCCCCCTGGGGTTGATGCCCCGGCCGTCGATGACGGCGTCGGCCACCTTCTTCTTCTGACCCAGGAGCCGGTGCTGGTATTGCTCGATGCTCCCCGTCACCTGGACCGACAGCAGGGTGACCTGGGGGAAGGTGGAGGAGAGCCGGATGATGCGGCTCTGGCGCTGGGCGAAGGCACCGGCCGACCAGGGCAGGTCGTAGCTGATGAGGTAGTTCGCCACCGGTAGGTCGAGCCCGATACCCCCGGCATCAGAGGACAGGAAGAGCCGTGTGCTGGGGTCGTTGACGAACTGCTGCTTGGCCTTGTCCCGGTTCCGCTGACTGACTGCCCCGGTGAACAGCACCGACGTGGTCGAGTCCTGGGTGGCGGCGGCGATCAGGTCGAGCATGTCGCGGAAGAAGGAGAACAGCACCACCTTGTTCTCCGGGCTGGCGTCCAGGATGTCCCTGATCAGGTCCACGGTCACGGCCAGCTTGGGGGCCTTGGGCAGGCGTTCCAGGCGACCGGCCTGGTGTAGCTCCTCGGCGTACATGCTGCCGGTCCGGGCGCCCGGCAGCACCCCCCGGAAGTGGGCCGCTGACAGCCGCAGCAACTCGGGGTGGTCGCACAGCATCCGCATGCACACCATCTTGGACATGATCCGGCCCCGGGCCTCACCCTGGTCATCCCCGTGGTAGAAGCCGGAGAGGGAGAAGTTGCCGTAGGTGCTGATGGCCTCAGCCAGTTCGGCCTCCAGGTCGTGGACCATGCGCCGGTACAGCCGGGAGGTGTCGGCGTCGGCGTCGACCAGGATGGGCTCGGGCTCGACCACGGCCGGAAGCTGATCGGCCACCTCGGCCCGGGTGCGCCTGACCATGTGGTCGCTGACCAGCCGATGCAGGGTGGGCAGGTTCCGATACAGCTTGACCCGGCCGAAGTAGTCCCGCTTGATGAAGGCGGCGTCGAAGGTCTTGAAGTTGCCCAGGACGGTGGGGTCGATCCACTGCATGATTGAGAACAGTTCCTCGGCCCGATTTTCCACCGGCTGGCCGGTCAGGCCCCACTGGTAGGTGGCGTGCAGCCGCTTCAGCTTCTTGGACCGGTTGGGCTTGAAGTTCTTGGCCCAGGTGACCTCGTCAGCGATGATCACGTCCCGAGGCAGCTTGGACACCACCTCCCAGTCGTTGACCATCTGCTCAGGGTTGAGTATGAGGTACTCAGCTTTGCCCTGGTTGTAGGCCAGGTACTGGTTGCCCCGGCGACGTGCGTCCCCGCTGACCACGATCACGTTGGCGTCGGGGGCGAACTGCTCTAGCATGTGCTGCCACTGGAGCTTGATCGAGGCAGGGGCCAATATCCAGATGCCACCCGCCTTCCCTGCCTCGATCAACTCCTCACAGGCGGCGATGGCGATGACCGTCTTGCCCAGGCCCATCTCGTAGGCCACGAGGAGTCTCCGCATGTCGAGCATGCGCTCGACAGCCTCCTCCTGGAACGGGTGAAGTTGGCCCTTGAAACTCACCAGAAGCTCGCCAGCACCGCAGTCTGGACGCCCTTGAGCACCTCAGGCGGGGTCAACTCCCCTGGGTCCTTGCCGTCCATGCCCCCATAGTTGAACACCGACAGGGGGATGCGGTGGTGCCACTTCTCCTCCAGGAGGCGCCTGGTCTCGCGCACCCCGGCCTTGTCGTTGTCGAGCGCTACGACCAAGATGTCGAGCCGCTCGATGAGTAGCTTCATCTGTCGGTCGCTGACCTGGGCGCCGAAGGCGGCGATGGCCGGTACGTCCAGAGTGTCCAGGTAGGCGACGTCCAGCGGGCTCTCCACCAGGACCGCCTTGCTGGCGCACAGGACGTCGAGGCCGAACAGGGTGCGGCTCTTGCGGATACCGGAAGGATGGTTGCGGATGCCATCATTGGCCTTGACCTGCCAGCCCCACTTTTCCCCAGTTGGGGACAAGATGGGGATAACCCAAGCAGCCTCCTCGTCGTCCCACCGGAGTTGGAACCGATCCACGCTCCGGGTGGTCAGGCGCCGGTGCTCCAAGGCACGCTGCGGCGGTGGGCCGAACTCACCCAGACGGTTCTCTACCGTCATGCTGACGGGAGGCTCCCATATATCCACCTCGACCTTGCCCAGTTCCACGTCGAACTGGCGGATCATCCGCTGGGCCTCCCAGATGCCCACCCCAGCCACGTCGATGATGAGCCTGCTCAAGGAGCCGCTGTACTCACACGAGAAGCAGTGGTGGGCACCTGAGACCCGGTTGATGCTCCAATGGTCGGGACGCCCCTCGCGCTCACCCGTGCGCTTCTCGTGCAGGGGACAGCGGCCCTGGACCTCGTCACCCAGGGGCCGGAGATCCTCGATCCCGATGTGCTCCAGCAGGTCTTCGATCACCCGTCGTCTTCGTCATCGTCGGCCTCAAACTTGGCGTCATCGCCCTCCACGATGTAGCCACGGTCGAGATCCACTATCAGCCTGACATCCCTGGGTGAGCAGTTCCGGGAAGCCAGGATCCGCAGCAGGGTCTCCCGGTCGTTGATCTGGCCGTCGCTGCCCAAGATCGCCTCCACTCCAAAAACCACGTCACTGTCTTGGCCGAACGAAGAGGAATATCCAATGGAGTTGACGCTCAGCTTACCCTTGGGAGTTTTCCAGGTGAGAGCCTGGGTGGTCTGCACGATGGGTACATCAGTCTGCTGGGCCAGCCGCTTCAGGGACCGGGTGATGCTGGTGAGAGCCTGAGGCGAGTTGGGGGTGATGCCCGGATCCTCGCACTCCATCATGTAGGCCCCGTCGATGTAGACCACGTCGGGCCGATGCTGAGCAATTTTGGCTCGGATGGCCGACACCGTGGTGGTGCTGGTCGGGTCGTGGACCATGACCAGGGCTGGCCTGCTCTCCACCTCATGGATCATCACTTTGAGCTTCCTGTGCTCTTCAGGAGTGTGCCTGCCGTGCTGGAGTCGGGTCAGGCTGATACCAGCCCGGAGGGCGTCATGGCGGGTGGTCTGCTCCCGGTTGCTCATCTCAAAGCTGACGTACATGGCCTTGGCCCCGGCCTGGTTGGCGGCGATGGTCATGCACATGAGCAGCATGGACTTCTTGACCTTGGTGGTGCCCGCCATGGTGATCAACTGTCCCTTCTGGAGACCACTAGTGGCCTGGTCCATGGACGGGAACCCGGTCGGCCAGCCCAGGAGACCATCGGCCCTGGTGGTCAGGGACTGGTAGTAGCTCATCCGCTCCTCTCCGGTGTCGTTCACCCACTCGTCCAGTAGCTCGGTGACTTCCAATTGCAGGCCTTCCAGACCGGCAGCCAGGAGTCGTACCGCGATGTCGGTGTCGTTGTTGTTGAGCGGCTCCTTGATGCCGTCGAGCATGTCGTTCAACATGGCGTAGCGACGCTGGTCCCGTAGCTCATCGATGTAGTACGCCAGCGGTTCGGCGGTCTCGATCAGTTGGTCGGCTGGATACTCCCGGTGGAAGGCTTCCTCACTGGGTGACTCCTGGTATTTGGACCAGTGCTCCTTCATCCAGTCAAAGACGGCGGCGTTGTCAGGATCCAGGAAGAACGCACTGGTGATCCGGGCGTGCTCCAGGGCGTCGAAGTTGCGTTCCCGGAGGGTCCGACAGATCGTCTGGTACTCGATGTCAGCCATCAGGACACCGTGAGTGGCACGGTCGGGCTGACGAAGAAGCCGTGCGGCCCGTAACTGAACTGCTGCTCCTCCAGCCCGTAGTACACCCGCACCACATCCGGCATGGCGACCAGGCGCCGCCCCAGGGCCGATGCCGCCTCAGCGAAGACGTACCTGACCGGCCAGTTCTCCTGCTCACACCGCCGGGCCAGGGCCTGGGCGAACTCCACTGGCCGGGTGGTGACGCAGATGTCAATGCGGTGGGTGGTGCGGACCAGGAGGGACCACATGAGGTTCAGAGCCCAGGGATGGACCTCCCAGTAGCCCAGGGCCTGGTCCCAGGCCTTCACCGCCCGCTTGGCTGACTCCATGGTCTGGACGACCCACCTGTCTGGGAGGGAGGCCACCGCCCCCTCCCAGATGAAGATCATGCGCCGCTGGGCCTCGGTGCCTAGTTGTCCCTTCTGCACCGGAAGTCTTCTCCCTCCATCACGATGATGTCGGTGTCCCCGTGCAGGAGACTGGTGAACCCTTCGTCATAGCGTTCCTTCAGTTCGACCAACGACAGGTTGCTGGTGACCAGGAACGGTAGGCGGCGGTTGGAGCGGTATCTCAGCACGTTGAACAGCAGATGGCTTGACCAGTCGGTAGCCCCCAGGTGTTCGCGCCCAACGTCATCGAAGAGAACGAAGTGTACTGACTCGATGCGCCTGATCTCCTGGTGTGCCTCAGAGCGCTGGTCAGCTTCCACATCCTTGTTCATCGTGGCCTGATGAAGGCCGATGAAACTGTCGGCGGTGATGGACTCAATGAGGTACCTCTTGTCCAGGAGTGGGTATTCCTCCCCTCCGTTTACCGTGCATCTCTGGTAGACCGTCTCCTGGGCAGCCTTCAGCACCATCTCGGCCAGATAGGTCTTCCCTACTCCCACAGGCCCCAGGAAGGTGAGACCGTGTCCCGCCTTCCGCATCTCGATCAGCGATGCTGTGTAGTTCTTGACCTTCTGGAGGGCCACCTCATGGGAGGGGTCCAGGATCTGGAAATCTTCCAGGGTCTTGTCTGCATACTTGGGAAACAGGCTTTTCATAGCTCTTCTCCTACGAAGTTTTTCTGACAGTCGGTGCAGCGGTGGCGCTGTCGGTCTGGGCGGGTGACGTTGATGCTGCGCCCGTTTCGACAGACGTGCTCGGTTTGTCCACAGTGGGGGCAGGGCGGCATGTCGGCCTTGCCCCGGTGGCGCTTGCCGTTCCCGCTGCGGAGCAGTCGCCTCTGCGCCGCTTGGGTCTTACGTCCGTTGTAATAGCGGTTGTTCCATTCGCGCCGCCAGTCGTAGTACTGCGTGGCCCCGGCGTTGATCCTGGCCCTGACGTGCTCGCTCAGCCCGGCGAAGATGCCGTACGGTAGATCCGGGTAGTTCGCCAGGGTCCACCGGGTGCAGTCCTGGAACAGGGGACAGGTGACGCAGATGGCCTGGCAGGCAGCCAGGGCCTCGATGCTGTCATCGAAGTACAGGTCGTTGGGTCGGCCGGTGGGAGTGAGGCAGGCTCGACGGGGGTCGCTGAAGAAGTCCGGGGCGATGGTGCCCCTGACCCAGAGGGGGGTGCGGTGGCTCATGTGGCGTAGTTGAAGGAGGTGCGACGGGTTGGATAGGCCAACCAGTCCTTGTTGCGGTTGTTGCCAGGATGCCTGCGCTGGTTGGAGGCCACCAGGCTGGCTAGCTCTCCACGCCTACCAACGAAGACCCGCCAGGGTGAGACTCTGGCACCTCGACACCATTCCGGGTGACGGGCAAACTCCTCCATCATCCGCTTCATGGTGGTGAAGTCGATGCCCTGGAGCTTCCACCGGTTCAGGTGGTTGGTCAGAGCGGCCCCGTTGATCTGGAGAGGATTCATCTCGATCCCCGCCCCCCGCATCAACTGGGGAAAAAGATACTTCGACAGGTAGACCGTCGTGGCTGATTTTTCGACAGTTCTGTACTTAACTCCCACTACAGAACCCATGTCTACTGATTGTGTTTCAAAACAGTAAACAGGAGGGGTCGCTCCGGTACTACGCGCGGAGCGCATAGTACCTACACTCCCTCCGGCTGCGCCGGGGAAAAGATGATTCTCTCCTCCGCAGAAGCAGAAGCAGGAGCAGCAGCAACGGACCAGGATCCGCCAACGGAAGCTCTCTCCGATGGTGACCCGCTCGATCCAACCAGCGTCCTCCAGGTGGGTGAAGGCCTCTTCTCCCGCCCTCACCTGCTGTTTCGCCTGGAAGAACACCTTGTCCCGGCCCAGCTTGACTAGCCCGTTCTTGTTGACTCTGCCCCCGGCCCAGGCCAGCAGCCTGTGCTCCGGCCCATCACCCAGTTCCAGGCATGGGTGTGTCCAGCCCTCGTCCATCTCTACCTCCCGGCCCTCGCCCTATGTTCCAGCCGTCGCTGAACTGCGGCGGTAACGGGCCACCCTGGCACCCGGCTAACCTGATGTCAAGCCCGAATGCGATCTTCTCTGGAGGACGATTTAATCCACAGCAGGCTGAGGACAACTTGTGAATAACTTCCTAAGGGGTGAGTGAGCAGCGGTATTCCGTGCCGCCGCCTACAGCCGTCATGGACTGCGCTTCTGGCATTTGCTAGGTACAGCCCGCCTGAGAAAATCCCACCTCCGTTCTCACGAGAACCTCAACCTATTTTTCCCGGAGACTGATGACCTACCTGGATGACCCAGCCCTGGGAGAGGATGACCTGGAGGACGGGCGGCTGGACGACGACGAACTGTCCGAGGATCTGTCCCAGTACGCACCAGAGCCGCTGGATCCTAGCTCCCAGCAGTTCGTGGACCGGTTGGTGGACAAGGTGTGGGAGTTCGTGGTCCTGTTCTCGGGGGTCCAGATGTTCCCTTACCAGGAGGCGCTCGGGCGCCGCATCATCGAGTCGGTGATCTCAGGGGACGGGGCCACGATCACCGGAGAACTGAGTCGGCAGTCAGGCAAGACGGAGGTGGTGGCGAACGTCGCCGCCAGTCTCATGATCCTGCTGCCCCGGTTGGCCCAACTGTTCCCGGAGTTCGACCCCCTTAAGAAGTTCACCAAGGGGGTCATGGTCGGCTGTTTTGCTCCAGTCGAGCAGCAGGTCGAGACCCTATTTGGTCGGGTGGTGGACCGGCTGACGTCTGAGCGTGCCCTGGAGATGCTGGAGGACCCCGAGATCGATGATCAGGTGCGCCCTGGCTCCCGGAAGGTGCGCCTGAAGAAGTGCCAGTCCTTCTGTGCTATGCAGACGGCCAACCCCAGGGCCAAGATCGAGTCCAAGAGCTACCACGTCATCTTCGTGGATGAGTCCCAGTCGGTGGACGAGTACGTGCTGAACAAGTCCATCGCCCCCATGGGGGCCTTCTACCTGGCAACCATGGTCATGACCGGCACGCCTGACATCACCAAGGGGGTCTTCTATAAGACCATCCAGCACAACCGGCGCCAGGAGCTACGCCGGGGCGGCAAGAAAAATCACTTCAGGTTCGACTGGCACTACTGTGCCCGATTTAATCGGAACTACGCCGCCTACGTGCGGGGTGAGGCCTCCCGGACAGGAGAGGACTCCGATGAGTTCCGGCTGAACTACCGGCTGGAATGGCTCCTGGAACGGGGCATGCTCGTGACCGAGAGCCGGATGGACGAACTGGGTGACCCCACCATGCCCATCGTCACCGGGTACTGGCGCTCTCCTCTGGTGGCCGGGATCGACTTCGCCCGCCGCATGGACTCCACGGTGGCGACGGTGCTCTGGGTGGACTGGGACCGGCCCGATGAGCTAGGGCTCTACGACCACCGGATCCTGGCCTGGCTGGAGATGCACGGGGAGGAGTGGGAGGACCAGTACTTCCGCATCGTGGATTTCTTCAGCAACTACTCCATCGTGGCCTGTGGTGTGGACGCCCAGGGGGTGGGAGATGTGGCTGCTGACCGGCTCAAGCGGCTGCTGCCGAAGATTCAGGTGGAACCGCTGTCGTCTCAGATCGCAGACCAGTCGGCCCGTTGGAAGCACCTCCAGCAGCTACTCCAGCGTGGGCTTATCTCCTGGCCCGCCCACCCCCGGGCCAAGAAGACCAAGACCTGGCGCCGCTTCCGTCAGCAGATGATCGACGTGGAGAAGACCTACAAGGGCGCCCACCTCGTGATCGCCGCCCCTAACGAAGCCGGTGTCCATGACGACTACGTGGACAGCTTGTCCTGCGCCACCATCATGAGCCAGGTGATGATGGTGCCGGAGGTGGAGATCCAGTCGACGCCGTGGGCGAGTTCTGCGAAGCGGGCTCGGACTGTGCATCCCCGGCAGCGGAGGAACTCAGCATAGAAGCCGCCTTGCTGCCGGTGGCTCGCTGCATGGAGGTCTGATGCGCCCACTGGCCTGAGGCCGACATGTCGGACATGGCCCCCAGGGTACTGGGTGGTCAAGGGGGGCCTGAGCACCGGACCTAGCCTCGTATCAAGCCCGATCCCTTACGGGAGGAGTAACGATGTCTCTTGGTCCTGAGCCGATGTTCCCTGAGCGGGGATCGTACAGCTACGACCACATGATGGCGGCCAACCAGCCCGGTGGTCGCGGTCCCCTCCGCTTTGAGGAGGGGCTGGGCACCGACACCGACATCCCCAGTGACTTCCAGCGGGGGATGACTGAGTTCATGATCTCGGCCCCGGGCCGGATCAACCACGTCGACCCCAACGTCCAGTTCAAGATGCCCGAGGAGACCATGGCTGAGCGAGCCCACGTCGGGTCAGCCGCCTGGATCGACGCTCCCACCATGCTGGGCGAGTTCGCCCATGGCAGCTTCACCGACCAGGCCGAGGTGACCTACGAGGAGGTCTATCGCAACGGTCGCATCCAGAAGCGGCGGGCGCCTGAAGTCATCACCGACTGACCCATGCCCACCTCTTCCTCAGGGCTGCGCCTTCCGACTCGACAGGAACTGTTCGTCCCCAAGCCTCCGGGCATGGAGCAGGGCAAGCTGCCCTCAGGCAGGCCCAGTCAGAAGGGGTGGTCCAAGGTCTTCCCCCGGTGGGATCTCCACAACGAGCACCAGTTTCGGCAGGTCGTCCGTAATCTCGGTGGGATCCATGATCTGGTCAAGCAGCACTTCCCGGAGGAGTATGAGGAGGGCTTGGTCTGGCACCCCAAGCAGCATGACGTGATCGCCAAGACCATCAAGGGCACCAGTGTGAGTCATCTGGCCGGGTCCGGTATCACCGCATCCCTGAGCGCCGGTTCGGACTGGGAGGGCCAGAACGTCGGCGCTCTCCACCACGCCATCCACAAGATGCGCCCGGAGCACTGGAACATCATCCAGCAGGCGGCTGCGTCGGGGCAGGGGAAGACCGCCGCCGTACACCAGCTAGTCCATAAGACGCCGCTGGAGAGTGCCACGCTGGCGAACCTGGATCGTGCCCGCCGTATCCGGGAGGGGGAAGACCCGATGCAGGTCATCACGCCCCAGACTTCTCCCAAGGAGCACTACTTCATGCGGAGCCTGCACCGTCCGCACACGGGAACTCGGGCCACCATCGACTTTCGTGCCCATGACCTCGCCATCAACCAGATGTGGCCCGCTCAGTACTCCGGGCGGGGGATCGAGACGGCCGAGACGAAGAGCGGACAGCCAACCCGGTACGAGAAGATGGCTGAGGCCCATGAGGAGGCTGCCCACGCCAAGGATGTCGAGCACCCTGAACAGCTACAGGCGTCTACGTGGCTGGGCGGGAAGCGGATCGAGACCTTGATCCCGACTTTGTCAGGTGCTCCCAGGACGAAGGGCGTACCACGTCGTCGTCAGCCTTACTTTCACGGGGGGTGAAGCCTTGCTCCACTGCTATCTCCCGCACGGTCTGCCAGAGGCCCTCTCCGATTTTCACGGTCTCACCCACGTAGCCCGGCTCGCTGACGATCCGGTACTCCCGGTCCAGGTACGTGAAGAGCGTGGCGAACTGCTCCTCGGTCAGGGTGTAGGTCTTGGCCTTCTTCACCATGGCACCAGTGTAGCAAAAAATAGTCGTCTTGTGCCTGGTAACACCACCACAGTTTTTTAGGAGGACGCATGGGCAAGGTCAAGGGTGTACCGGTTGAGTACATGGACGTGGATCAGTGCTGGAACGACCGTCGTGACCCCCACGCCAACCCCATGTCCTCCAGTCCTCGCCGGATGTACGACCGTGCTCCCAGCCCCAGTGCCCTGGGTGGGCTGGTCGAGCAGATCTACCGGAAGGCGCCCACCCACCGGGCGGGTGATGAGTAGTGCCTGAGGTCGAACTTCAGACGGCGCCTCCCACCATCCTGGCGACGTCCTCGCGTCTGGCAGCCAGGGTCTCGCCCCGGCACGCTGCGGTCGCCGCCCTCTCAGGTGAGAAGCAACTCGACCGCCAGTTGTCGCACTCCCAGATGCGGGTGCAGTACCGCAGGAAGCTCCCTGTCACCCAGTGGGACTTCAACCAGCGGCGTCAGCAGTCGAGATAAATGGCGATCCAGTTCCAGTCCCCCAGCTATAGAGCGGCATCGTCAGACCTGACGATCCAGATCAGCCCGCTCGGGCTGGTCGAGCTAGCGGACGAAGAATTTGAGGTCCACGGTCCTCGGCTTTCCCGCTATTCGATGAACTGGGCCTTCTACCTAGGCTATCACTGGGCGCAGCGGCCGGATCTGGGGGAGCCGCAACTCACCTTCAACTGGACCCGTGCCCTCAGTGACTTCACCACCAACTTCGTGTTCGGCAAGGGGGTGGGGTTCCGCTCCCCCGACGCCACGGGTGCCATCGTCCCCACCCGGCTCCAGCGCATCTGGGAGAAGGACAACAAGAAGGAGTCGCTGCTGTGGGAGGCCGGGTCCATGGGTTCGGTCACCGGGGACTGCTTCATCAAGGTGGCCTACGAGGAGCCCTGGGTGGACCCCAGTGGGATGCCCCACCCCGGTCGGGTGCGGATCCTGCCCCTCAACTCGGCCTTCTGCTTCCCCGAGTGGCATCCCCATGATCGCAAGCGGCTGATCCGTTTTAAGTTGAAGTACCGATTTTGGGGCACCACCCAGGAAGGGACTCGTCAAGTTTTTACGTACACCGAGTTGCTGACCGAGAGCCAGATCGAGGAGTACGTCAACGACGAGTTGATCGACGCCCGGGAGAATCCCCTGGGCGAGATCCCCATCGTCCACATCTCCAATATGCCTATTGCCTCGTCGCCTTGGGGCATGCCCGACATCCAGGACATCACCGTCCTGAATCGCACCTATAACGAGGTCGCCACCGACATCACCGACATCGTGAACTATCACGCCGCCCCGGTGACGGTGGTCATTGGCGCCCGTGCCTCCAACCTGGAGAAGGGGACACACCAGACCTGGAGCATCCCCAACAAGGATGCCAAGGTCGAGAACCTGCTCTTCGACCCTCGGGGCATCGAGTACTCCATCAAGCTGCTGGACGTGCTCAAGGGCGCCATGCACGAGATGACCGGTGTCCCGAAGACCGCCCTGGGCGAAGAACAAGCCATCTCCAACACCTCGGGGGTGGCCCTGGCGATCCAGTACCAGCCCCTCATGAACCGGTTCCACCTGAAGGCCACCCAGTACGGCGAGGGCTTCGCTGAGGTCAACCGGCTGGCTCTCAAGACGCTGTTCATGAAAGAGCCCGAGACCCTGGTCTACAACCCGGAGTTCGATCCCCCGCTCCGGGATGACCAGTTGCCGATGCTAGATCCCATGGACCCGATCACCTACGAGAACACGGTCCACTTCCAGCCCCCGTTGCCGGTGGACAAGCTGGTCCTGCTCAACGAGCTTCAGGTCAAGATGATGCTCGGGCTGGAAAGCAAGCGAGGTGCGCTCCAGGAACTGGGCGAGGAGTTCCCCGACGAGAAGCTCCAGGAGCTTTTCAAGGAACTGGTCGATGATGCTGAGCAGCAGGCGGCGCTCGATCTGCTGCGGGCTCAGGTGGCCTCCTTCACCGTCAACCAGACCGGCATGGTGTCACCCGATGGACCGGCGCCGGTACCGCCCCCGCCCCAGAACGGTGGTGGTGGTGACAGCAAGAGCAGTGGCGGGACGAAGTCGGCCGGTGGCCCCAACGTCAACAGCGCCGGTCAGCCGGTGCAGAAGTTCGGCGCTCTCCCGGGCATCGACCTCACTGACTCGGCCGACGTCAAGAAGATGTTCGACCGGGTGGTGGCCCTGGCCCATGGCACCGTGCTGCCCCAGCGCCGCCTACCCGAGGAAGATGAAGTGTGACCAGAGAAGAAGGAGCTAACGCGCGTCTATGACCGTGACCGAACCAGAGCCCGTCCCTCCTGAAGGCGAGCCGCCTGATCCCAACACCATCACCGTCCCTGTCACTGAGCCGCCTCCGGCAGAGACGCCTCCCACCAGTGGCAACCGCTCCCAGCGCTCTGGTGGTGAGCCGCCCCAGGCGTTTACCCAGGAGGATGTCGAGCGGATTCGCCAGGAGGAGCGTGCTCGGGTGGTGGCAGAGCAGGCCCGTGCTGACCAACTGGAAAATGAGTTGGCGCAGTTCCGCAAGGACGCCGAGGATCGGCAGGCAGCAGAGGCCAAGGTCCAGCGGGAAGCAGCCCGTGCCCAGAAGAAAAAGGACGAGGAGCAGATGGAGCTTCGTGACCTGATCCAGAAGAAGGATCAGGAGTGGGAGGAGCGGCTCCAGGCGGAACGGGTCGAGCGTGAGAAAGCCTTTGCCATGCTGGAGCAGGAGCGTCGGCACGCCTCGCTCCAGACCTATCTGGCTCAGCGGATGGCCGAGACCGGTGACGATATTGCGCCGGAACTGCGTGATCTCGTCGCCGGAAATAACCAGCAGGAGATCGACGCCAGCATTCAGCTTCTTATTCAAAAATCCGACCTGATCAAGAACAACTCGGTCAGTGCTCTGCGGAATCTGAATGCGGGACGGCCCACCGTGGGAGTGACTGCGCCCCCGGTCGGTCCTGCTGAATCGAGTCAGTCGACACGCACGTATACGGCGGATGAACTCAAGCAGCTAACCCCGGCCGAGTACGCTGCTGAACGAGAGAACTTGCTACGTGCAGCGTCTCTCAGTCGTAGACAGTAACGAGATAGTACCCGAGAACAGGAGGTAAGGCTAACGTGCCTTCAGCCATCACAGGCAGCCCGCTGCTGAGTGCGTCACCCACCGGTTATCCGGGTACCAACTCTCAGCTTTCCCCCGCCATTCAGGTGATCTGGAGCAAGGAAATTTTGTTCCAGAGCATGCCCGTGCTCAGGTTTGAGCAGTTCGCCGTGAAGAAGACGGAGCTTGGCGTGCAGCCTGGTCTCCAGATCAACTTCATGCGCTACAACAACCTGGGCGACGCCACGCAGTTGGTTGAAGGCGTCCGCATGCAGACCGCCGCCCTCACGGCCAGCCAGTACGCCATCACGGTGGCTGAGCAGGGCTACGCCGTGGCCGTCAGCGAACTGCTGCTCAATGCGTCCTTCGATGACGTCATGGCCTCGTCCTCCCGGCTCTTGGGCCGGAACATGGCGAAGTACCTGGACGGCAGCGCCCGCGACACCCTCTACCAGTCCAGCAGCACCATCTTCGGCTACACCCTGCCGACCGGTGCCATCACCCCGCTGTCGCCGTACGACGCTGGTGTGGTGGCGGCCAACTACGCCGCCCTGGCCGGTACCCAGTACTTCGGCGTCAACGTGGCGAAGGACGCCGTCGAGACGTTGGCGACCAAGAACGTGCCCCGTATCGGTGAGACGTACGTGGCCTTCATCGACCCGCACCAGTCCCGTCGCTTGCGTGACAACCCCGAGTTCATCGAGATGACCAAGTACGCCGCCGCCGGAAACTTCATGATCGGAGAGATCGGCCGCCTGAACGACGTGGTCTACATCGAGACCACGCAGATCAAGCAGTACGCCCCCGGTGCTGGTCCTGCCGGTGGCACCGGCCAGGGTAACGCTGGTGTCACCCATGGAGCCCTTTTCCTGGGCGACAATGCCTTCGGTCATGCCATCGCCCTGCCGGTCGAGCTTCGTGATGGTGGCGTGCTCGACTTCGGTCGTGAGCATGCGCTGTGCTGGTATGCGATCTGGGGATTTGGTTTAATAACTGATCAGTCGGTTGTGCAGGCCTGGACTTCATGAGGCTCTGACCAGGGAGAATGTACCACAGATGAGGATCTGCTAATGCCCAGACCATCACCGCAACGAGGGGACTTCACCGGTCAGCAGCGTCAGACGTTGGCCGAGGAGAACGCTGCTGAACTGGCTGAACGCCAGAAGGAAGTCGGCCTGGTGAATCAGGTGGACACCGTCATCGAGGAAGAGGGGATCTTCGACCCTGCCACTGGGTCGGTGGTCGAGGTGCCTGAAGAGGCCCAGACCAGGATCGAAGCCCTCGACCGGCCGATCACAGTGGAGCCTGATCCCATCCTGGACCCCTCGGTGAAGGTGCCCGGCTATGACCCGATGAAGGATCTCCAGGACACCCAGACCCGGCAGCGGTTGTCGCCGCAGTCAGTCAACGTCCTGGAGGTGCAAGACCTGGGGCCGGAGCCGGTCGTCGTGGAAGACGAGTGGCGGGTGATCCGAGTCAACAGCGACGTTGAGCAGATGACCTACGGTGTCAACAACACCCTGACCTTTCAGCGGGGACGTCGTTACCGGGTGCCCAGAGACCTCTACAACTGGTTGGAGAGTCGTGGCATCGTATACCATTAGGGAGGATCGTTGACAGCTACAGAGCCACAGCTTGTAGAGCGGACGTGTGCCAAGTGCGGAGCCATTGACACTGAGCCGCACCATGTCCAGTACGTAGCCTTCAACCACCCGGTGAGTGGGATGGGTGTCGACCTCACGGTGACCAAGCATGTCTACTGCTGTGCTGAGGATGGTTGCCCCATCTGCTCCACTGACGTGCGTTATGCGAAGGATGCAGGGACTGATCTCTCCCGCATGAGGGACTTCCTGGTCAACCGGCCCAGAGAGGAGTACCAGGAACTCTTTGAGCTTCACGGGATCGAGTCCACCGAGTTCGCCGTCCCAGGCACCGCCGAGGAGGCCCCGGCCTAATGGCTAATCTCGTGACAGTTGAGGCCAATGCGATCCTGAATGCCTCGTCGGGCCAAGCGACGTACACGGCCACTGTTGCGCCGATCAAGGTGGCGTTGGCGACCGCCACGGGCACGGCGACGGTGGCCGGGACGGAAGTCACCGGTGGCTCCTATGCCCGTCAGACGATCACGTTCGCAGCCGCTGCCGGTGGTTCTATCTCGTCCAATGTGGCCCTGACCTACACCTCGATGCCTGCGTGCACGGTGACCGGAGTCGATGAGTGGGACTCGGCCGGTACTCCGGTCAGACGGTGGTTCGGGGCACTGTCGGCCTCCAAGACGGTGAACGCCGGGGACACCTTCTCGATTGCTTCAGGGTCGTACACCAAAACGCTGTCGTAAGGCGCGTTGTGGCCGAGGGTTGCTGCAACGGGTGCGGGGCTTGCTGCGACCCGGTGGTCCTGACACACAGTCGTACCGAGGTCGAGCGCATGATGGATAGCACGCTCGGCAAGTACACCCGGTGGTGGATCCTCAACATTCTGCGGCCCATCAGCCGCCGGGAGGGACTGGCGTTAGCCCCGTGGGAACGGGGCAGTACGTCGATGCCGCTGATCAACGTTCATCCCCCGAAAGGTCAACCCAGCTTCCTCGCTCCGTTGCCGTGGCCGCAGAGCTTCTACCGTTGCGACTGGTTCGATCGGGAAACACGGTTGTGTACGCACTACGACGAGCGTCCCGACCTGTGCCGGGAATTTCCTCGCAACAACGCCGTTCGGGTGCCCGAAGGCGTCAAGCTACCGCCCATGTGCGGGTACCGGGTGGATCTGGGCCAGTCGGTTGAGCCGATGCCAGAGGAGTGGCATCCTGTTCTGTTGAGCCGTAAGGGTTAGCTGTGGCTATCAGCCCCCCGGTAGAGGCGGGCTTCCTCGCCAACTCGGGAACAACGGCGATCCTGCTCTCTGTCGGAACCGGGATCACCGTACCGGTGGGTGCCGTTGGCATCATCGTGACCTGCGCCAAGATCGCCTCCGGCACCCTAACCGTCCAGTCAATCGGTGATGCCACCAACTCATGGACACGGGTTGGCTCCAGTCTGAACGCAACTACCGCAGAGGTCACAGAAGTCTGGTCGGCTCCGATCTACTCGGCTCTGCCACCGGGTCAATCAGTGGCGGTGTCCTTTACTGGCGGCACTATCACGGCTGGCGTTGCCGCCATTTACTACGTGACCGGTGCTGCTGGGGTCGATCAGATCGCCTTTGCCACTGGCACGTCGACTGCACCCAATACTGGGGCTACTGCCGGTCTGGCTAGTGCCAGTGATCTGGCCTTCGCTATCTGTGCCAGCAGCAACGCTGCCTCAACGACGACGTTCACACCTGTTGCTGGGTATACCGCATTGACGACTCGGTCTTGGACGACTCTGCCTGGTCCTGTCGTCTTCCCGTCTTACCAAGCTCTCTCGTCAACTGCCGGAGTGACCTTCTCGGGCACCTTGAACTCGTCTCTGCCTTGGGAATCCATGGTGGTCACGATCAAGCCAGGGACTTTGCCGCCCCATATTGCTCTGGTTGGCACGGCACCAGCCGTCACAGTAGGTGCCTCGGCTGCGGCCATCACTCCAGCCTGGGGCACTGGTCAGAGCCGTACAGCGGGCAACTTGTTGATGTTGTGTGTGGCCTCTGACGGATCGGCTACCTTGCCCGCTGCCCCCAGCGGTTGGTCGAACGCCAAACAGTCAGCCGGGATTACGACGAGCGCCAGTATCTTCTACAAGGTTGCGGCAGGAGGGGATGCTGCGCCAACGGTTGCCGCCATCACCAGCAGTGTTCTCAGCGGGCAGTTGAACGAGTTCTCTGGTGCGGCTGCTGTCAGTCCTCTGGATCAAACCGGTTCGGCGGCCGGAACGACATCTCCCCAAACGGCGACTTCGACCGCTGTCGATACTGTTACCGGTGAAATGATCGTGTCGGCTAGCAGCTTGTTCTACAGCACTGCCGCCACCAAAACCATCTCCTCGGCCTATAACAACTCCACCCAGGTCCAAGGATTAAGTAGCAGTGCCAGCACGGTCAGCCATTACAACTTCGGTTTTGGATATCCGACCACCTCCCAGGCGGCGGCCGACAACTGTGCTCTGACCTTCACAACAACCAAAATCACCGGTGCGGCGACAGTCCTAGCCAGTTTCAAGCTCGCTCCGGCCGGACCGGCAACGGTAACCGGAGCGGTATCGGAGTCCGCTACGGCGGCGTTGACGGTGGCTGGTGCTCCTGGGTCTGCTTATTCCAGTGGCGTTCTGGCGCTGGGTCCGGTCGTCTATTACCGGCTGGATGATGCCAGCGGCGCTGCCCTGGTCGACTCCTCGGGCCACGGTTACAACGGCACCTACACCGCCACCGGGGTCACCTACCATCAGCCGTCGTTGCTGGTCAGCGACCCTGACTATTCGGTGGCGCTGAACGGCACCACCGGTTATGCCAGCGTCAGCACGATCCCCGAACCGGGCGACGTTGGGAGTCTTGAGTGCTGGTTCAAGGCCGCAACGGTGGCTGGTACCCAGGGCCTGGTCAGTCTCGGTGTGCAGAATGCGTATATCCGAATCGGAGCAGGCACCATCCAAGCGCTTGAAGCGTATTACTACCTGCTCTGTGACTCGGGTTCGGTCACCGTGTCGCCCGGCGTGACCTATCACGTAGTGTTCACCAAAAACGGCGCCGCCATGCACCTGTACCTGAACGGTGTCGACGTGACCGCTAACGCCGTGAACCATACACTGGTCGGGGGCGGGTATCCGCTGTCAATCGGCTATGACACCGCAACGGCCCAAGACTTCTTCAACGGCGTCATTGATGAAGTCGCTGTCTACAACTTCCCCCTGACGCCTGCCCAGGTTCTGACCAACTACACCAACGGCTCATCAACCGCCTACGACGCCTTGGTTCTCGCTGATGGCCCGGTCTCTTACTGGAAGACGGCCGAGACTTCGGGTACGACGGCGGCAGATGCAGCAGACAGCAATCCTGGGACTTATACGGGTGGGTTCACACTTGCTCAACCTGGACCGCCTGGAATGAGTAATCAGGCGGTGCAGTTCAACGGCTCAAGCGGCTACATCCCAGTCCCTCCGAACGCCAACCTTCGCCCGGCCAGTACTCTTTCCGTCGAGGCGTGGGTCTATCAAACGGCGGTAGTTCCTGGT